GAAGCAGACCGAGATTGAAGGCTGGTACGATGGTCGCATCCGCATCGACAAGCAACGCTTTGGTGATGGCGAGGACAAGGACGTTCCCTTGTTCTTTGACCGTACCTCATGGCAGTTCTGGACTAAGCAATACGTCCGACACACCTACTTCGATGCCAAAGGAGTGTAAACAAGTTGAGGGCGAAGCACTACGTTATTGGGTGGAATCCTCGGAAGAGGATAAATCCCATTTCGTGGATTTATTTGAGGATGGTGGCAACGGTCATTGCTCATGCCCGCATTATCAAATCGTGTGCCGTCGTAAATACCGTGAAGCTGGGCGTATCATTAACCATGGATACCCCAACGCCACACGTTGCAAGCACATCAACACTGCCATGCTGTTTCAGATGGACCAGATCATTCAACAATCCAGAAAAAATCATGAAAATTATGTTAATAGCCTTAATCATACTATTTAGCGTAACGCTAATTGGCGTTAGAGCTTCCAGCAAAGTAATAACCTACCCACCGTTAGAAGAAGTTAATGAAATCCGCTTCCTGAAGTGCATTGAGCTAGTCGAGAATAGCCGTGGGAAGACGGGTAAACGAGGTGAGTACGGTATCTATCAAATTAACCCAGCTACATGGAAAGAGCACAGCAATATTCCCATGCTCATGGTTCCTGAGTCAGTGCAACGTAAGGTTGCTCTTAACATCCTGCGCCACAATGCCCAAATCATTGAGCGTCGTGGGGACGTTGTTAACAACTATTCTCTAGCCATAGCTTGGTGCGCTGGTCCTTACGCCAAAAGAATTAGCTCACACGCATGTAGCTACGCTTACCGAGTAATTAATTTGTATCCAGTAACACAATGAATAACGCACAAAAAGCCCAAGAGTTAGTTTTTGGTGATCGTAACGAAAGTTACGGCAATCCCAAAGATGATTACACGAAGACAGCCAAAATGTGGTCTGGACTTCTTCATTCCAAGCTAAAGGAAGAAATCACGGCAGAGGAAGCCATTCTCATGATGGTCGCCCTTAAGTTGAGCCGCGAAGCCTTCCGTCACAAGGAAGACAATATCGTAGATGCCCACGGTTATCTGCTTTGCTATGAATGGGCCTTAAAAGGAACTAAGCCAATTGACGTATGAAAAATCGCAATGTCGCTAATGAGCGCAATTGCCCCGAATGCGGGGTATCGTGGGTGGGTGCCGTTATCCCGCCTGACCTTCGTAAGGAATACAACAACAAGACCAACTACACACGGTTAATCCAGTGCTACGATTGGAAGACCAAGAAAACCACGGGTTATGAATGTCCCGATTGCTTTGAATCTTTTCCATTATCCAGAAAATGAAAATAACTATTGGCATCGACAACGGAACTACGGGCAGCATTGGCATTATCTTGCAAGATGGACACAAAAAAGAGGCTTTCTTTGCGGAAACACCGTCAAAAATGTCTATTCTCGGCAAGAAAGAGCGACATATCCGTCGCATTGATCACGAATCCCTCAAGGAGCTATTGATGGTTCAAGCCATAAAACCAATGGTTTTGAATGACAATGTAACCGTACAAGCCTACATTGAACGTCCTTTTACTGGACGGTTCATGGGTGCCGTATTGCCCGCTCAACGCTCATTTGAGGCCGTTCTGATCGTTCTGGAGCAGCTAAACATCCCTTACACGGTGATTGACTCGAAAGAGTGGCAGAAAGCCCAATTGCCTGACGTTAAAGGCTCAAAGGAGCTAAAGGCGGCATCTTGTGCCCTTGGGCGGTCAAAATGGCCAGAATTGGCTGCAATGGTGCTTAAACACGGTGATGCGGACGGGCTAATGATTGCGGATTACTACCACAACAAGGTAGTATCGGAAGCATAAGCCTATGAGTCCCGATTCCCCTACCTACAAGATAGGCGAAATGGTGTATCACAAGACGGAAGATACGCCGGGGGTAATCGTTGGGTTGCTGTACAAGTCTTCGGGCTTACTCTACCAAGTAGCTTGGCAGGGTAGGCTAATCGAGGAGCATGAAGTCGTTGAATTGACCTCGGAAAGGCCCTACTTCACCAGTACCAACAGCCAAGCAGAAGAGGCATAATGTGCTTGACACGTAAAGCGGATTAATATACCTTCGGTATCAGATTAAAGCAAAACGTAGCTATTGGCTACGAATGGTTGGCCAAACCTGCCTTAACGACCCCTCTTACGACTCTGTAGGAGGGGTTTATTTTTTAAAGCAGACGGAAGTAGTTCTGCGGCTTTTTGCAGGAGCTAGTCATTCCACGACGCTTCTCAACTATGCCGTCTTTTTGCCATTTATCTAGTTTATCCCTAGCGGTTCTTTCATTCAGTTTATATTTAGCAACAAAATCCATGGCCGTGAACCAACCCGCTTCATCAGGTATAAATTCAGCCGACATTAACTCATCCATCTTAGCCCAAGCATCGCTAGTTTTCATTAGTAAGTTTTAACGTCACTGGCGGTGCGGAATTTGCCATTAATGCCCCGCACTTGGAATATGGAGTAGGTTCCGTCCTCCTCGACCCATCCATAGGCCCAACCGTGACTCCACCTTAGTTTACCCGTCTTGCGGTTTGCATAGTCAGGGTTAAGGTCGCACAAGCAACCAATGCAACGCGCCTCCTGTGGATTGAGGCCGGGGGTTTGAAAGGATTCGATTGAGTGGCAATGCCCAAAAGCTACGTTCCCATAGATACGACTATGAGATGCACAAGCCGACATTCCCGTATGAAATCCATGAACCACGTTAAGGTGTCCAATTTCAAGCACTCCTGCGCGACTATCGTAAGGAATTAGAGAGGCATTGTTCCTCCTAGCGACGTATTCTATGTCCTCTACCATTTTATGCCCCAAATCGGCTTTAACGGCATCTACTGAGTGAGCTAGGTCGTATGCACGCACGTCGTGATTACCCAACATCAGGGTGTTCTCAGTTCCGCCCTCAAAGAAAGCATCAGCGAATTCCGCACCTGCTAGAAAATCATCCCGCATGGATACTGCGCGCTCATCCTCAGAGGCTCCCTTGCGGATAGCAGAGAAATCCCACAGGTCGCCAGCTATCACCCTTATTTCAGGATTAAAGTCCTTCGTGAAATTGATGCACGCATTGCAAGCACGCTCATCCTTGTGAATCCCATGAATGTCACTAGCGATGACGAACTTTTTCATGAGCCTCGAAACATGTTACTTTGTCAAAAGTGTCAAGACGATTAAATTAAAATTATTTTAAGCCGCATCCCCAAGCAAGACGGGACCAATAATTGGCTGACAGTTTATCGGCTTTGCCCGAAATACCTCCAGACCTAGCGCAGTAAGACTTCTTGCGTTCTGGAGAAGATTTTTTAATCGTCATGTTGGCGTCACCAAAACGAACAACCTTCTCTTTGCCATTAGCACAGGCTTTGACGACAGACTTCTTCCCGCCGCTTACATCACGACGAGGACTATTGCAGGGTAGATCACGTGGGTTCATAACTGAGATGGTCTTATTTATTTTTACGACGTTTTGGTTTAATGGAAACCAGCACTTTTTCTTTGGGTTTAATCCAAGGAGCTACGGCAAAAACGATGCCCAGTCCAGCAGCAACGGTAGCAAATCGCTCAAAGGTTAGCAGGGATGAATCAGCCGCACTCTTGTATTGGCGCGATATGGTCAAGTTCTCCAAAAGCAGCTTGTTGATCAGCTCCGTCATTGGGTCAATCACCCCATAAAGTTCAGCAGTCATTGCTGGAGAGTTGAGCGTTTCAATCTTCCCGCTATCACAAGCCGCACGGGCCTTCTTAAGGTAGGCTTTAACCAACTTATGCTGCGCTAACAGTTCGGGATGTTGATTGTACTCGGCAATCAATCGCTCGGCTTCCGTTTCCAGCTTGTTGAGCGAATCACAGAACTCTTTTGCGTTGATCAACCCTTTGCTTGCTTTGGCTTGGCCATCAACAATAGCTAGGCCATAAACATCGAAAAGCGGACTCAGCACATTGCTAGTGAGGGCGAACTCCTTGTCGCTTTGTGCAATGTTAGATGAAACACTTTGAACCGTCATTACGCCAACACCTGAAAAACAAATCACTGTTAATGCGAGAGCAGCAGTAATGGCTTTAGGGTTCATTTTTTAATCAGTTTGCTTGGATTCTTAGAATAGCTCTTAGCCAAATTGGTTAGACCGTCGATTATCTCAGGGCTTACCACCCCTGCCACACCATATGTTATTGCTTTAACCAAGGAGCTGACTTCAATCTGTTCCACGATAAACCAAGCGATGGTGGAAACAATAGCAGCCATCAGGATGCGTCGAATGCTATCCCACGGTGTGCCTTGAATCGGATTGGCGAGCAAGCGAGCTGTCATACCAGCTCCGCCAATGACTGCCGTAAGCCATCCGGTTTCTTTCCACACCTTGGCTATTTCCATGAGGTCTTTTGGGTCATTCATTTGGATTTACGGGTCATTCTATCGCCAAACCACCATCCAATGCAATTAAATGCACAAAACTGGATTTCATCAATCATGTCTGCTTGCTCAAGCGAAGTGACCCGAAAGAATACAATGGTCACCAAAACAAGTAATAGCAGGGTAATGACTGGGCGGAAAAGGGTGATTGTGTTAGCAGCCCACGGAGAGATGTTATCAGGAGGTGTGGCAGCTTGTTGACTAGCGGTAAAAGCGTCCCATCGAGCTTTATCGCTGGCAATTTCCGCCATAGCCTTTGCCTCTTCAAGTTTCCGTTTGTGCTCTTGGCCCGCTTTATAATTGTCAAAGAAACCATTTCCAATACGGAGTAAGACGCCTAATGCGCCGCCTCCTAGTGCGTTTGTGATGAGGTCGAGCATGGTTATGCAGCTTTAGGGTTAGTAAGACGACGGAAAATAAAATAAGGGAGCCAAAGCCATTTTGGCATCTTGATTATCTTAACATGGGTGTTCTGCACCGTAGGCACATTAGCATCCCACAATTTAACGCGAATGGGTTCACCATCCGGTGAGCAACAATTGATCAACGATACATTGCGCGTGGGGTCCCTGCCAAATTTCCAATAGTTATCATATTGGCCACACTCAATAGTACCCGAAATAACGCAATTTGAGAGCTTAAAGCCATCAATGGCTCCCTTGACCGTGGTTGAGCCTTCAATCGTGCAGGATTCAACGGAATAGCCGCTACCGCGCACGCAATCAATGCTATCCTCACGACTATCAGGGATAGTCAGTCCGCGAGCCACAAGATTGTTCACATCGGAGCATTTAAACAGATCATCCCAATCCTTGGGGAAAACTGGAGGCTGCCACACCTCGGACGTAATGAGCCTATCGTTGTCTTGTGGGCCAACGTAAGACTTCCAATTGACATCCGAGGTGCCGCTCATGACTTATTTGGGAACCGGAACGGGCCTTGGCGCATTGTCGCCGCCATCCAGTCCAAGCTCTTTGGCTAGGAGTTGAGCAGAGCGCAAGCAGAGGTCATGTTGATTAGCGTCAACAGGAGCACGACGACTAGCGGCGTAAAGGTTATTGAGGGCAATATCCTTGGTTAATTCAGGTGCGGGTGATGGAGGTTGATTACTCATGGTTATTCAATAATGACAATCCATTAGGCTTTTGCAAGGCAATTAGGCCACAGGAGGGGTGGGAGTCGGGGTGGGTGGTGCCCACGGCAATGGAACAGGCTCCGCTTTGTTTGGGTTCAGTTGTTTGGCAATCTGAGCATCAATGTGTGCAGCATAACTGGGATTAGCATTGATAGTATCTTGAATCCATCCCAAAACAATTGCTTCCGTCAGTTGGTCATACGGAATGACCGCAGACGATGATTCATATTTGAATGGGGTGGCACCAGCAAAGGTTCCACTCAATCCGGTGTCACTATCCGTAGCAATTTTGGTCCAGCGGGTTTGAACAACAAAGTCAGGATTTCCGCCCTGAGTGTTGGCGAGCATTTCAGTAACTTTCCATGTGTAGGTGATCATAGGTATTAAGATTTAGATTCTAAGGTTTTGATGCGTTCCAGCAAGTTTTTATTCATCGCATTAAGTTCTTTAACGGCATTAACCAATGCGGCAATAATAGGACGTTCCTCAAGGGAATAACGATCATCCTTTTGGTCGTAATGCACGGCTTCTGGAATAACGGCTTCAACTTCTTGAGCAATGAATCCCGTGTAGGTCACATCACGCCGCAGGGTTGATCTTTCGTTCCAATTAAAACGCACGGGACGAAGACCAAGGATAGCGTCAAGACCCAGCTCAAATTCATTGATAACGTCTTTGTAACGACCATCGGACGTTTGAGTAAGGGAAACGCACGTTACGGTGCCGTATTCGTTAGCTCGGAAAATGGTGCCGCCACCGCTATTACTGGCGTCAATCGGAGAATAGCTGCTGCCAGTGAGAAGAGTGATGTTAAGTCCAACCTGCCCACTGGCCACACCCAGACCCCAATGAGTATTGCCGTACCCGTTGTATCCCGTGCTGCGAATGGCATCCGTTCGACTACCACCAAGGGTAACGCGCCCCATGTTTGATTCGTTAGACGGGTCGCAATAATACCCCGTGTTATTGACATCATAAAGCAAGGTTCCGTATATTTGATTACTGCAATAGATGTAGTTATCAGCTTGAATCAAGCTCAACTGCGATGTTGCCGCTGGATTTACGTAGTAACTACCATTATTGTAATCGTAAAAAATTGGGGCATATGCTGACGCAGTAGCAATAAAAGTTTCTGTTCTTAATTGATTAAGAGCACCTGAATCCCAAGATGGAGAAAGAGAATTGGTCTGATAGATTGAGTAAGAACCACCCAAATCCATTACCCCAGAATAATAGGAGCCGTTGTGAATTTTGCGTAGAACAACTTGGCCGTATGACCAAGCTGCTCCGTTGCTGCCAATTACAATTGCAAATTGTCCATCAACAACACATAATCTAACTTGTTTGTTAGTAAAACCAACGATATTCGCTCCATAATTGTACCATGCATTGTTCCAATTATGACCTCCAATAACAACGGTTGAAACATTGTTGCCGCTGTATTCATAAATATCAATTACCGCATGAATCATTCCGTAATTTGATACACTGTTGCCGGGTAATTTAATAACAACGCAACCGGATGTATCTCCGCTCGCTCCCCAAGCAACATACGGTCTGGCAACCAAAGTTCCTTGAGTTAAAGCTCCGCCAACCTTTAATGATGTTGTTCCAGAAGTCGGGTCAAGAAAATAAGCCGTGTCATTGCTGTCGTAGAAAAGTGGTGCGCGCATACTGCCAGTAGTAGTAGTATAAGCTCCTCGAACATAACATAATTCTAATGGGTCGCCAACGGCTCCAGAATTTACTGTATCTGCATAAACATTATTTCCTTTAAATCCGTAATTTGCGTCAACCGCGCTATATAAATTATTATAGTATAAATCGACCATCCTACTTCCGCTATTTGGGTCCACGTAATAGCCTGTATCATTACTATCGTAGAAAATTGGTGCGCGGAAACTTGTAGAAGCGTAAGAATTGCCAGCTCCGGTTACGTAAAACGGAACACTAGAATTGCTTGCATCTAAAACTCGAAAACCTCGATTTGCGTCATTTGTTCCATAAAATTTAACCTGCATCCAATATTGAACTCCACTATTATAACAACCAAACGTCCAATTTGTGTCACTTGCAGTTACAAGTTGATTTGGACTATTATAACCACTATTTGAATTAAGACTTCCAGCAAATGTAATAATATTTACATATGAGGTACTGGCAAAATCACCGTAAAAACTCGTATTATCACTATCGTAGAAAATTGGAGCGCGGGATGATCCATAAGCTGTTACATAATTACCAGTATTAATACCAAGAGCTACGTTTCCAGTTCCGCTAATATCACTGCTGGAACCGTTAACCCAGAAAAACATTCCTGCTGCGGCATTACTGTAATCAACACCTATTCCCGAAAACTTTGTAGCATTAGAACCAAATACTAGAACTGGAAACGTGGCAGATAAAAGCAAGCTACGATTCCAACCACTTGTCATCGCTGTTCCGCCAGTTATTTCAAGTTTTGCGTTTGCTGCAGTATTTCCAATACCTACGTTACCATTTGACGCCATTCGCATGACGAAATTTCCGTCAGAAGTTGACCCTTGGCCTACTGTATTGTTAGTGTAAAAATCAAGAATACCTCCAGCAACGCTTCGTCCAGCTCGGATTTCATTAACGGAGTTATTGCCCAAAATCAGATACGCTTCAGCACCAGCTCTTGTTCCCAAAGTAGTTTGATAACTTCCACCATAACCAGATGGGGTAAGTGTAATAATTGGCGTTGTTGTTTTTAATTCTAGGAGAGTAGCGGGTGCAGTAGTGCCAATACCCACATTAGTTCCATCATCAAAAATAACGCTATTACCAAGCGTATTGGCACCCGTGAATTTAGCATGATAGTTCGTGGTTCCTGACGCATTAGCAGCGCCCGTAGCCCCTTGTGGGCCTGTGGGTCCAGTCGGACCCGTTAGACCCTGAATACCCTGCGCTCCAGTAGCGCCCGTAAGACCCACTGGGCCTTGTACGCCTGTTGGTCCGGTGGTCCCTTGTGGTCCGGTTGTGCCTTGGATACCCGTTGGTCCCTGAACACCCGTGCTACCCTGAGCGCCAGTAGGTCCTTGGATGCCCGTAGCACCCGTTGTACCCTGTGGGCCAGTTGAACCAATGGGTCCCGTTGTACCCTGTACACCTGTTGCGCCCGTAACACCATCAATACCCTGCACGCCAGTGGCTCCCGTGGTGCCTTGGGGACCCTGAATACCCTGTGGTCCTGTAGCTCCGGTAACGCCCGTAGCGCCATCAATACCGGATACGCCCTGCGGACCAGTAGCTCCGGTCAATCCTTGTAAGCCCGTGGGTCCTTGCAAGCCCGTTGGGCCTTGAATACCTGTTGCACCCGTAATACCGATAGGTCCTGTGGGTCCTTGTACGCCAGTAGCACCGGATGGCCCAAGCTGGGTGTACATCACCTGTGTAGCCGTGAGGATAACCGAGGGAGTGCGTGGATACGTCGTATTGGACGGAATTGTTTCTAGCGTAACACTAGCGTTAGCTGTTTGCCAGAAGAGCTGAATGTAATCGCTGGCCGACAATGATACGACAAAGTTTACCGTCAATATCTGCGACGAGAACGCACTACCTTGTTTATCTGGAACATCGTAATGCGAATTCGTATCCGCCAAAATAGCGCCATTCTTCTTGAGAAAGAATTGAGTCGCGCCTTGTGCAGTGCTACTATTCGTTAGTTGAACTGAGAACGTAATGCTGTAAACTCCCTGATACTCAAAGGTTACTTGGCTGCTAGAAGCCACAGTAACGCCATTATTGGCCGCATCATAACTATTGATTGTAACAGCTTGCGGAGTGTTGATTGCGACAGGGGTTTGATTGGTGGTATCCCAAAACGAACCCCAATAACCAAGAGCACCACCAGCACCCTGCACACCCGTAGCTCCAGTAGGTCCAGTAGCTCCAATACCACCCGTGCGGGTAAAGTTAATCGCATCCGTACCAATGATAATGCTATCGTTGACACCCGTTCCGTAAAGGAACTGAATCATCGTAGCGCCAGCGAAGCTAGTACCCGTTAGAACAAACGCAAAATCGCCGTAGGTAACTTGTTCAGCAATGTGATTGTCAAAGTCAGTAGCGCGAGTGAAGCGATACTTTGATGTGGGCGAACCAAGGCTAGTAACGGTGTAGATACCGTTCTCAATGGGGTTAGTCCGGTCATCAATGATCAACCGATAACCTACAACAGGGGTTTGCCCGTCGATAAGGCCAAGAGCACCGTTAGCATTAGCTTCAATGTACGCGCCAACGCCATAACCACCATCAGCGCCCAATGTACCAGCGAAGTAGGTACTAGCATTAGCGCCAGACAACACGAAATTGACCGATTGGTGGGCATTAGCCGTACCAGCGGGTCCGGTAGCTCCCGTAGAACCCTGAGGACCCGTAGGGCCTGTTGGACCGCTAGGTCCGGTTGGGCCTGTCGTACCAGTTGGCCCAGTTGTCCCTTGGGGACCCGTTGGACCCGTAGGGCCAGTGGTTCCTGTAGGACCAGTAGTGCCTTGCGTTCCAGTTGGCCCAGTAGTACCCTGAGGGCCTGTGGCTCCGGTAACACCTTCGGGTCCTTGAATACCTGTCGGACCTGTCGTTCCTTGCGGTCCCGTTGGGCCAGTCGGGCCAGTCGGACCTGAAGAACCAGTAGGACCTGTAGTCCCTGTGGGACCTGTAGTACCGCTAGGCCCTGTTGGCCCCGTAGTACCGGAAGGACCTTGAATACCCGTAGGACCCGTTGTACCTACTGGGCCTGTCGGCCCAATAACGCCCGTAGGACCTGTTGTACCTTGTGGTCCAGTAGGACCTTGTAATCCAGTAGGGCCTGTAGTGCCAATAGGTCCCGTTTCACCAATGGGTCCAGTTGGACCCGTGGTTCCTGTTGGTCCAGTCGTGCCAGAAGGGCCTGTCGGTCCTGTTGGACCGGACGGACCAGTAGGTCCTGTCGGGCCAGTGGTGCCCGTAGGTCCAGTAGTTCCTTGAATACCGCTAGGACCAGTCGGTCCGGTAGGACCCGTTGTTCCAGTAGGTCCCGTCGTTCCCTGTGGTCCGGTTGCGCCAGTAACACCGCTAGGACCCGTGGGTCCAGTTGTACCAGATGGTCCTGTTGGCCCAGTTGGGCCAGTTGTTCCGGTTGGACCTGTTGTGCCGCTAGGGCCAGTAGGACCAGTGGGTCCGGTTGGTCCTGTAGTTCCGGTAGGTCCGGTGGTTCCCTGCGGTCCTGTAGGACCCGTGGGGCCTGTAGGACCAGTTGGACCACTAGAACCCGTTGGACCAGTGCTGCCTTGTGGACCCGTTGGTCCGGTGGGTCCAGTTGGACCTGACGCGCCAGTGGGTCCGATTAAATCGGGGAAAATAACATCGAAATTAGGCGGCGTACACCAATTGGGCTGGTCACAAGACGACATAAGTGAAAGGTAGCATCTTTAATCATCAGAGGCAACATTCTCAAGTCCTTTGAGATGTAGCCCATCTTGCATAGATAGGAGCGGTTTAAGTTTACCTTTCTGCTGAAAATGCACCCCCATCATTTCATTGGTGCCGCTGTTAAACTTAATTTTATTTGCAGGTAGGCGCTTGAGCATATCTTTGCTGATGTTAATATCGTAGAACTCAACAATATCCTCAATCCAATCCTGCGAACAACCATCCTCTAGCGCCTTGAGCAAAACGGCCCACGCAAGTCCCTGATAGCCGGGCGTGACGTAATCCATTGAAAAACGACACTTGCGATTTAAGTCTATGTGATAGCCAATTTTCATGAGTTAGGTCATTAGAAAGAGTTATAGGACACTAAATGATTAATTGACAAGCCTAAAGATTATTTGCTACATTTCAGCATCAGGGGTCTAACTGCAAAGTCGGCTCGCCTTAATTGGCATACCCGCTGTGAGCAAACGGGTCTAGGTCATTTGGAACTACCCACCGAATGGCAGTATTAATGGCTGCAAATCCATTATAGAAAAAACACTCACACAGTATTATCATGCCTATCACTCCTACTCCTGCTTACGTCGATCTTCCGACAGCGACCCAAATCTTCGCTGCGGACCCAACTCGCATCATCGCTCCCATTGGCGCTGCTTTGGCCGCTAATGTTCCCTACCTCTCGGTTCTTCCACAGAAGACCTTTGAGGCCCAAGTGTCCCCCATCCACGTCAGCGTGGTTCAAGGTCGTACCGTCCCCGGCACGTCCATGACCTTCCCGACGTTCAATACGATGGGCAGTGTCACCGCTATCGGACCCAATGCTGGTAACAGCAAGAGCGGTACGTCGAGCTACCAATACCAAGCGAAAATCTATCAAGATTTCTCGGATGTTATTGCCCTCAACGTCGCTTACAATGCGTTCAAAGAGTCCCTTACCTCGCAGCTCCAAGCTGTGCAGCAATACTCCACGGAACTCATCAATGCCGATACCCGTGCTGAAATCTTCACCCGTTCCGGTGTTAAAGCTGTTGTTCAATCGAGCGCCAGCTTCTACTCCACGATCAGCGGTGGTCAGCAACAAATCGACACCCCACTCCCGAATACCTATTCGGATACCCGTCTGAGCTTCCAGCTCCTCCATCACTACGCTCGTTACCTCACGCAAGACCTCCTTGCTTGGAAGTTTGGCGAGGGCGAAAACGCGCACGTTCGTTTCATCGGTTCTGCCGACATCCTTGAGGCCCTTCGTCAGGACCTCGGTGGCGCTGCTGGCCCCGGTGGATACGTTCAATACCCAATCGGACCTCTCGCTGCCAACAGCATTGCTGGTGACAAAGAGGCGATGAAGGGAATGACGGGCTACCTGTTCAAGCCCATGTTCCGTGGTATCGACTTCGGTGAAGACCAACGTCCTCTCCGCTACAACTGGACTGGTTCCACGTATGTTGCGGTTGAGCCATACGTCCAAGTTGCTGGCACGACTGGCAATATCGAAGTTGTTAACCCCGGCTGGCTGGTCGCTTCTCACGAAGTTGGCTTCCTGTTTGCTCGTAACTCTTTCGAGCGTCAGGTTCCAGCTAAATGGGTTGGCGAAGGTCGCGTGAAATGGGCGCAGCAAATGTTCGGTGGAGAAGTCATTTTCGGGGCTTACCCTGACATGGTGCAAAACTTCTTCCGTAACTACGGTGTGCTCGCGTTCCAAATCGGTCGTGCTTTCCGCCCGATCTATCCTTGGTTCGTGCTCCCCATCGTGTACAAGCGTTGTTCCGTTGACGATGCCCCAGCTTCTTGCTCTGGCGTCTCTGGCGTCTAATCAACTGATTAGTTAGCCAATAAATTGGGCCTACCTTTTACTGGGTAGGCCCTTTTTACTGACTTAGTAAAACGATCTTATTGATTAAACGTGGACCATGTGGCCCTTCCGGTGATACCAACCGCTACCTTCGGGGTCATTAGATGGACGGCGCAGGTCAGCAATCTGCTGGAAGATGGCATCGTAACGCTTTGCACACGTTTCTAGCGAATAGAGCTGTCTAGCCCTGATACTGGTGAAAGAACGGCTTAAATCGCCCGCATTGACCTTTTTAAGGGCATCCAGCCAATCGCCAAGGGTATGGCAACGGTAGCCAGTCTGACCATGGACCAAGGTTTCCGCAAAGCAGCCGTAATCGGTAGCAATCAGGGGTGTGCCGCAAAGCTGACCCTCAACGCCAGCACCACCAAATGGTTCAATGTAGCGGGTTGGCATCAGTAGGGCCTTAGCATTGCCCAATAGCTCGGAACGAGCCTTTCCGGTCACTGGACCGATATACTTCAAGTTCTTATGCGCCCATGGCTTTGGGTCGCCTTGGCCAGCAAGGATGACTTCCTCATCAATGCACTCAGCAATGGCTTTAACCACATCCAGCCCCTTTTCGGGGCAAATTCTGCCGTAGTAGAGGAAATATTTGCCGGGTTCAGGTTGGTAATCCCAATCATCCAAATCAAAGTAGTTAGGCACAATCCAGCAGTAATCCTTACCACCCGTTCCAACTACAGGTAGATTGTCCTGATTGTAGGCGATACGACCACTGCCATCAAAGTGCAGGGTCTTACCAAGGTGATAGTGCATCCAAGCGTAGGACTCAAAGATGCGATAGGCACCAAAGTCATTATCGGGATAACCAATGCCCGTTTCAACGTGGTGTTGTTGCGGGAACATCTTCACAAGGTCCGCATGAGCACGCCCAAAAGGATGGCAGATAATGTCTCCGTCATTGACGTACTTCGGCAGGGCGGCTTTCAGGCGTTTATCGAACTCAATCCAGTGCGGTGAGCCAATAACCGCTGTATTGCCATGGAATGCGGTCTTCTCATGCTTTCCAGCAAACATGTTCAGCTCATCCTCGGTGAGCATTTGAACCTTAACGTCAGCGGTGGTCTGTGAATCGCCGTTAGAATACTCAACGCACTCATAGCCGAATGGCTGCATCATCTTGGGGATGCGGAATGCCTTTTGGGTGAACGCACAATGCTGATAGGCAACATTGGGAACGGTATGGAACAGACCGAGGATGTGGATACGTGGTTTCTTCATTTGTGGAAAATCATCGCGTTGTTAGCCAACCAACCCATGTGGTAGCCGTTACGCATAAAGTTAAGGAAGTCAGTTGTGGCTACATTGTCGTACTTGTAACCCAGCCATTCAAAGCGTGAGCACCAGTAATGCTTGGGCTGGCAGTTAATATGCCCATCCCCACCCTGTCCTATTTGAGCAGCGGAGAAGATAACCATGGATGGCTCACATTTAACGATGTACCGTATGTAATTCCATGAGTAATCCGCAGGGATGTGTTCTCCTACCTCAAGGGATAGCACTACGGGAGCAGTGAACTTGGGTTCATCCCAAATGATGTCCGTTACATGGCATTCAGGGGTCTGCAAGCAACGGCGATCAACATCCACGCCCTTAGCATTGATACCCGCATCATTGAGCGCGGCTACGTAATTACCGGGGCCACAACCCACATCAAGCACTTGCTCAACCCCATAGCCCTTCAAGTACTCAGCTATGCGTTTAGCCTGTGGCGTTTCTTCGTCTAGGATTCTTTCGTAGTTACAGGGTTCCATTTGATTTTCTTACCTTCGTTAGGATAATCGGGTCGAGTAATCCCGCAGGTCAGGTTCTCGCATCCCATGGTTTCATTGCTATCAAAGCACTTGAATTTACCAGTGTTAAGATGGACCAAAAATATCGGATTATGGTCGATACCGTAATCAATCATGAGAATCGCCCTTCCTTCGCCTAAAGGCGTCTGAACCCATATCGGGTTTGTGAACTCATGAGTGACTGTCATTTTCACCTTGAACCTAGAACAGAATTCGTGCTTAATACAAGCATGAAAGTCAGCAGCAGCAACATTGAAGACGTTGAATACGATGAACAGTCGCAAACCATGTCGGTTACGTTCAATAACGGCAGCACCTATGCCCTGTTCAATGTGCCTAAAGGCGTTTACGAACGCTTAATCAAAGCTGGCAGCATTGGTTCGTACTACGCCAGCAACATTAAGGGTCGTTACAGCACCAGCAAGGTCAGGTAATCACTTTTCCTGCCACTCGGCACGTTCAGCCTCGGTCATCTTTGGTATCTTCTTACCAGCGGGTTTGCTGACCGTTAATCCAGTGCCAAATTTGCTCTCAATCTTTTCGCGGAATGAGGCCAACGAAGCCTTGGTGTTAACAATCGTGTACTGACCGTCGCCGGGAACCTTAATCGTGACCTTTGGGGCTTCATCATTAAATGATGACAGAATCCTTTCAGCGTCTTTTACTTTATTGGTGTAAGAGCGACCACTTCCCTTGGAATAATATTCCTTATCCTGTAATGCGCGAGCATAGGCTTCTTTATCCTTTGCTGTCTTGAGTTCAGGAATATCAGGAGCAGACTTCTCAAGCTCTGTAAGATTTTGCGTAAGGTAATCCTTTTGAGCAGCCATCTGTTTCTTTGAAGCCAATTGAGACACTTCGGAATCAAGTTTCTCGCTGGGTTTCAGCGTGATTTTATTCTTGGTCTTAGTGACCGTAACTTCGGGATTGCTGACAACTGGAATTTCGGCAGGGGCAGGAGCAGCCGCAGCACTAGGACCAGCAGCAGGGGGTTCTGGTGGTGGGGTTACGGGAGCTGGAGCTGTAGGTGGAGTTTCTGGAGGTTGATTACCGCGACGTTCAAGCTCTGCATACCAGTCTTTAAGACGTTGCAGTGCTTGTGGAGACTTAAGCTCCTTTTCTTTCTCAGAAAGGGCAGATTCAACATCAGATGCGCGTTTGGCAGTCTTCTGTGCTTTCGCTTCAACATCAGCGGACTGCATTTTACCCGCTTCGGCAAGGGATGAAGGCCCTTTAATACCCTCTTCAACTTCAAGGGCAGTTTTTTGCTCTTCCGCTAGTTTACCCTTAAGCGATTTAGCTTCTTCTGGCGATTGACGGGCGCGTTCTTCTGCCGACAATGCGGCCTCAACATCGGATGCACGTTTAGCCGTTTTTTGGCCTTGAGCAGCAATGTCAGCTTCCTGCATACGCTGTTTTTCAGCAGCGGTAGATGGACCCTTGACGCCTTCCTCAATATCAGCCGCTGTCTTTTGTTCTTGAGCCAACTCTTCACTGAGGGCTTTAGCTCCCTGAGGCGATTTAATCGTGCGTTCCTTTTCAGCCAAGGCAGCTTCAACGTCAGCAGCACGGGCAGCTTGTTGGGGATTCTTCAACGCATTAATGTCGTTGGCATTCTCGCGCATGAATTTAGCGCGAAGCTCTTGAATCTTGGCCTCATGGGCAGCTTGATTCTTGTCGCCCTTAAACGAAAGCACCTTTTCCTTGCGGATTTGGTCATCCAGTTTGCGAAGATTATCAACAACGGAATCGAATTGCTGTTGCGTGGTTTCTTTAATGGGCAAACCAGACTGAGTGGTTTGCTTATCCAAGCGATCAGCAATGCCCCTTAATTCGTCAATAAGCGATTTTGTCTCGCTGGACATGTCAACAGACGGGCTTTCAGTCAATGGGTTAATTTTAGCCCTAGCGCCCTCTTCAAAGCTCTTCTTGTTTTGAGCAATAGCATCATCAACCAGATTATCCAGTTTAGCTGAAAACTCCGATTTAACGGGTTGTTTGGCGGCAGCAGTAGGAGCAGGAGTTACAGGAGCCGGGACCGGAGCAGGAGCTTGTTTAGCAGCCAAAGCCTCTTCTGGCGTAGCTTTACGGAAACCAAAGCCTTCTTGGTAAACAATATCACCATTACGATATTTGAGATACGCATTCATCACATCCCGTGGGCTTGAGCGAATACGTAAATAACCAGTATCTCCACTGCGCCAAATCTCCTGATTTAAGAAATCAGATTTGATTGGAGCGGACCTAAAAGCCTCAAATTGTTGAGGGGTTACATCGGTATAGAGATATTGTTCAATGCCACGCCCCGTTGGCGTCTTGTCGTAAACAGTTGGTTCCATTTGAACCAGCAGGTTTCGTTTCTCAGGGTCGTAACCAAACGCATGAACGCTATCCTTGGGGTCGCGCCCAGCTAATTTCTCAGTTTTCTCAAAAGCCTTAAGGACTTGCTCGCCTCGACCAGCAGGAGCGGCTGCTTTGAATTTGTACTGAATTGGATTAACACCAGCACCTACGTCAAATTCGGTGCGAGAACCAAGTAGAATCGGCGCACTGGTTTTGCTTGGTCCGATATTTTGCTCAAGGTTATCAACAAGGCTAAAAAGTTCTTTGGATGTCGGGGCTTTCGCAGGAACATTACCAGTGGCTTCTGGCTGATACGAGATGCCAGTCTCATCAAGAGCAGCAGCCGTGCGTTGCGCCTGAGCAGATGGTTCGTAACGACCATTATTAATATCATCAACGGCTTTGAATATGCCTTTAACATCAACAGTTTCGCCGGGAGCAATACCGCGATAGCCATAACGGTCATTAAGGACCTTAGCGTAATTCGCGGCGGGTTTAACAGCTTCAATTACAGATGGCAGGGCACCAGCGCCCACACCCATCAATCCTCCAAACGTAGCAGCTTCTTTTGTGGCTTCGCCCGGACGGACTTCGCTAAGACCACCTAAGGTTGTACCGATAGCAGCACCAGCGGTAAGATTAACACCTGCTTTTTCAGCCCATTGAGACACTCTAGTTGCACCCTCAATAACAGTGGCCAACTTTCTTTTGCTGGCAATTTGCTCTTCTAATTCAGATAGTCTTCGAGGAAATTCTGATTCGGCATATTCAAGGGTTCTACTTTTCTTTAATTTTTCAAACAAAGTTGCTTTAGAATCTTCAAGGTCGGAAATTGAACGCTCAAGTCTTGGAACTGTTTGATCGCGTAGAATCTTAGAAATCGACTTCCTGCCACCATCTTTAACAGCAGAAAGAGCTTCCGCTGTCTTGGCGACCTTTTGTGCCGCCTGAGCAGTTTTACTCAATGTTGCCAAACCACCAGTGGCTAAAACCTCACCACCGAGTTCGCCCATTTTGACAAAAGCAGGAGCCTCTTCGGCTCCAACGGCTTTAGTTACGCTTTCTTTGGTTTTAGCAATGTCCTTGCTTAGGTAATAATCATCTAAAGCATCCTTGGCCGCACCAATAGCCATACCTTCGCTATCGCCGTATTTGGCGACATTTTGCATAGCTTCGCGGGTGAGATTCTTACCGACGTTGTAAGCAGATTGACCAACATTTACCACACCGCGACCAATGCCAGTAACTGTACCCATGGCAGCAGCTGCAGGGTTATTCATGTATTGCTTAAATGCAGAATCAATTGCAGAATCCACATCGCTTAATTTAACATCAGCAACGGATTGAAGTGCTTTCCCAATAGATTTAGAGGAAGGCAATGCTCGGCCAATACGTTCAATGGTTCCTGTCTTCATGGCGCGCTCTTTGTAAGCGTCCATAAAATTGAGTTCTGCCTGACTTCTATCCTTAGGACTTAAAGATTCATCATCAAGGTCCTTTGTAGCCAAATCAAGCTTCTGGTGAACATCCAAAGGAGCTATTTCCTTACGCAAAAAAGCATCAGGGTCAAAAGCAGTATCGGCGGACCCCTGCGGTGCCTTATTTTTAGCACCAGAAAGTTGCGAAGTAGGAGTAGCTAGAAATTTGTTAACGTCAAAATCCATGGATTTATAAGTTTACACCCAAGCTATTGAGTTTTGCCCGTACATCTTGAACTTGTTTTGAAATAGCTGGGTCTTTGGAATCTTGATTTTGCTTAATAAAATTTTTAGCTCCGGTAATCATGCTATTTTGCTCATCTGGACCAGAATATGTGGAGATATTCTTTTTCCAGTTTTCATAGGACTCCCTGTTTCCAACGCTATAATTTCTATCAACCATTCCTTTAGCTAACTCTGCTGGAATTTTATAATCAACTATTCCCGAGCGTATAGCTTCATTTGATTCTTTTGCGCGAGTAATCATGAAGTTAAAATAATCCATTTTGCGGCGTATTTCCTCAGGACTGTCTTCGCGAGTTGGCTTGGATTGACGAATCAAATCAACAACACCAAAGTTTCGGAATTGAGTTTTGTCGGAAAGATTTTGAATAAGTGCATTCACCGCAGAATCAAATGATTGACCAGCGGGTAATCCAAACTGAGCTAAAACAGCAGGGTCAATTTTTGCTTGCAACCATCCTGTTCCAAATTCCTTTTGCAGATTTTCCGCTGTTCTTGCTACCTCATTTAGGGCATTTAATTGTGAATCAAGCTCCTTATATTCTTTGCGGATTTCTTTTGCTGCTACTGTATTGTCGGTAACGGCTTTAGGACTTAATGGAGCCTTGTTGGGCTTGTTAGCATACGTTTCAAATTCTTTTTTAGCTTTAGCTGCTGGGTCATCAATTGAAACAGCAACATTGCCCTTCCAAGGAATCACGACTTGTTCCTTTTGCGGTTGAGGAGCAGGAGTAACAGTTGTTGTTTGTTGAGCTGGCGAAGTTGCAGCAGGGGTTGCAACAGGAGCTGTAGCAAGAGTTTCGGCGGGAGTTGCAGCAACAGGAGTCGTAGCTACAGGAGCAGCAGCTAATGCACTACCCGTTGAAGTAGCTGTGCCCATTTGTGGAGCCGTTTGAGAATATGTGCCTAGCGGCGTTAATCCAGTCGCGGGTGCTTGTTGTGCGGAAGGAGTAAACAATCCTCTTAACTGCTCTGCTTGTGGAAGAGTTGTTTGCGGTTCTTGAGTTTCAGAATAACTAGGATTTGCGTAAAAACCTTCTTGTGGTTCTTGCCCCTCAGCGTATGTTTCTTGAGATTTTTCAGTTTCCGAGTTATCACCACGAACCAATGATCTTTTAACGGTGACGATAACCTGACCGCTTGAATCGGTCTCGCGTTTAAGAACACGAACAACTTCGCCTTTAACGGCTTTTGCAGCCAAAGTAGCGGCTGGCCCTAGAATTGGTGTTCTGTCCTGAGTAAAGAATACGGGATATTCAATTCCTCCAATCTTGATTTTTTGTTGAGGTATTCCGCCGGGAGATTTAGCTGATAATTCAGCAAATTTTGAAGCCGATTCAGCTTGAGAAACACCAGTTGAAATTGCTGGTTGTTGTGTTTGTTCTGCAATTTTAGCTCCAACATTTGCCGCAACTTGTTGCGTTCTGGCTTGATCAGCAGCAGTTGGAGCAACATATGGCATTTGCGCCTTGCTAGTAAGTGCTGATTTTTCAGCGGTTAGTGCATCAGCACCATACTGAGCCAATAGTTTCTGCGTTTCCGCTGGGAGACGTTTAATTCCTTCACGGGCCAAATCCGTTTGATAACCAGCTTGAGCAATGGCAGCTTGAGTCTGTGGCGCAAGCAAAGCTGTCTGTTGCGTATTCTTGAGCGCATTGGCGTAAGCCTGTTGGGTTTCGCCAACGTCAAATTTGCCGAGGTTGCTCGGCATACTCAAGGGCTGCGGCAGCGCACTAAGTTGAAAGCCTGATGTAGGATTAGCCATGACAATTATGGTTTTTTGTAGGGTCCAGTGTACGGTGTAATTCCGGTGCTGTATGTGGTTCCGCTATACGTTGGAAGATTAAACGACGGATTAGTGTTTCCGCCCATTGGAAGCGTGTTAGCAGCTCCCGGAGTTGAACCTCCAAAATTAGCCATTCCCGCAAGACTGCCAAGATTTCCCAAGAGTTGGGCTTGAGTATTAGCTTTGGATTGAATGAGATTGGCTTGAGCACCAGCTTTGCTAAGGTCAAATTGGTTTTGCGCTTGGTTCTGGCCAATAGCAGCAGAAGCCAAAGAACCGGGGTCAAGACCGGATGTAGGAAGACCAGCCGTAGCGTTAGACGTAAGCGACAGTGCTTTTTGTTGAGCCTGATTACGAAGGTCCATTGCAGACAATCCCAATTGAGCAGCGGTCAATGGCCCAGCTCCAAATCCACCAGCACCAGCACGCGCCATGGTAGCGCGAGTGACCTGATTGGCCACATCGGTAGGAAGATTGCCGCCGCGCTCAAGGTCTTGAGCTACTTGTTTTTGTAGGCCAAAACGAGCAGCAGAAACATCAGGCATGTATTGCTGTTCAAGGGCAATCGACTTCTCAAGGTTTTGCTGGGCGTAACCTTGGGCCTGACGTTGCAAGGCTTCCAAGTCGATAGGCTTGTACTGCTGTTGATTGACGAGATCAGAAGCCTTCCTTTGGGCACTAGAGGAAATTGCGGAAGCACCAAGCGCCGAGGCTCCCATAATCAGTGCAGCAGTTGTTGAAATAGCCATGTTATTTAATCTCCTTCATGTAATGTGTTTCGGTGATCTTGTACCCTCGTTTTGTGTAAAGTTTTCCCAATTTCTCGCTATGGATGCTTTCTAAGTGTACCATGCCAATGCGTTTAACGCCTACGTCTGTTGCGATTTTCTCGTAAGCGTTAAGGAGCAAGAGTCCTTCCCCTTTGCGGTATTGAGGGTCAACAAACCAAAACATTTCTTGTGATACCAAAACACCGTCATTTGGGTCCTTGCTCACAACAAACCCAAGCATACCGATTAACTTATCGTTGCGATAAGCACCAATAATGCGGCCAACGTCTCGTTTGATTATATCCGTCCAGCTTGCAATGAACGAAGACTCGTCATAATTGCCAACAATCTTTCCTTCCTGCCAGAACTGTTTGGCAAGAGGCGTAATTGAATCAAGTTTGTCGGCTTCAACAAATTTGATTTCAACTGACGTTTGGCTTTCTTGAGTCATGTAAATTGATTAAACAGGATAGCCAGCAAAAACAAACCATTTCGGGCTAAACTCCGTGGTGGTAGCATTAAGCGACTTAAGCATCGTTTCCGAGGTGGACTTAATAAGGCCAACCGTGGTTTGCAGCGACGACGTAGAAGCGGAAAGGAATTCAGTGTTGTTACGCAACGCCTGAATCTCAGTCTGACTGTACGAACCGCCAATGCTAAGATTGCCGATTGTGCCAGCCACAGGGTTAACAGCGGGATTGGAAATGTTCGTGAATGAGTTATCCGCTGGCAATCCAGACAATCCGCTAAGGAATGTGTAGTTGGGCAGCGTGCCAGTAGCAAACAGCGTCAAAAGGTTCGATTTTTGCTGTTCGGTAAGGCTGGTGATGCTGTTAATAATGCGGCCATCCAAGAGCACCCATCCATTGGTCAAATCGTCGGATTGGCGCAAAGCCACCTTCATATCGCCCACTTGAAGCTCGCTGATAGGGGTGTAGGCACCCAAATCCTGATTCCAAGCCATGAAACGCTTGGTGGTGGTGTTGTAGAACAACCCTTGGTTGCTTGTGGGTGGAGTAGCGCCGCTAATGAAAAAGCTAACGTCTTGGGAAATGCTGCCAGTAATGAACTCACTGATGATGCTCAACAGCTCATCAATGTTAACTGCCTGAATACCCACAGGTACAGGATTGGCAATGAGGGTAATAGGAATGGAGGTCGCCATGGCGTTAATTTATCACTCTGAGGGATTAGGGGCAATTGTTAGCTAGGATAAGTGGGGGTATAGCCTGTTTCAATGTAATTACTCGAAATAGGGGAAAGTGCTTCTGCCGAGCTGCGCTCAACAAAGGAGTAGTTTTGCGAGCCGTTAGGCACGTATTCAGGGCAACTGGCCTCAGGGAGGATGTGTTGACCAGTCTCAGGGTTAAGAACCTCACCTTCCGTGTTATCGGGGTTGTAATCGACGGTTAAACGATAAGCCTTGAGCGCACCGACACCCGTGAAACAGAGCAAAAGGCTGAAAGCGCGGTCAATGTCATCCTGATCTTTGTCTTCTACGTTGGCAGAAGTGCAGGTTTCCTGTGCGCGATTGTCCTTGGCGCGAATATCACGGGTTTGCTTGGCAAAACTTTCGTGATTCGTTGCATTCACAATTGGCGTATAGTCAGGGTTGTCCAAAAGAACTGAACCCGGAGTTGCCATGACGGAAGTATCGAGCAATTGATGGTATTTGCCGCGCAATCCCTTCCAAAAGCCTTCGATGGTAACTCCACCGTAGATTTGAGTCATTAATAAGCGGAAGGTGCGGAATATGGCTTTGGAGAATGGACCGTCCGTAACGGCATGGGACTTGGTTTCAATGGTCCACGACACGGGTTCATTGTTGTCCGCACGATTGCCATTAAACGCCTTCCAGACGCGAATAACGCCATCGTAGTCAACCGACATGCAGTACACCTTCTTTTGCCCGTTAATGACCGCTGTAGCCCATTCTACGGGCCTTAGACCCGTCCATACGCCCTGCCATGCGCTGCTACTAAAGGAACTGCCAGCAGACACGTTAAATCCTACGGGCATCACGATGCGGTCAAGAACCTGCGTATGACCATTGTAGATGCGTCCACGGTAGGTAGCTTTATACTCAGGATTAGAAGGCTTAATAGCCACGGGAACTGACCACCAGACGTAAGAATCAAAGCTACCAGCGCAAATAGCAGAGCGATTCCCGCTCATTTGCTGTTTGGAGTAGGCCATTTCGCTATCAATGGGAGGCAAGGCTTGGGTTGAAACAACCGTTCCGAAGCTGTCAAAGGCAACGATACCGTTGTCCGAGTACCAATGCAGCAAGCCCATGTGGTTAATCATGGACTTATGGCTAACGCATCCCACGCCAGCAAACACTTTACGTTGGAAATCGGCTACGGTAATCCATTCGCTGCGTTGCTGGATGCCCGATTGAATGGTAAATATGCCCGTATCAGTTCCGACAAACAGCATGTTTTGTTGAACACCTGATGCTCCACGATCAATAAGACCAGTAACCGTGGTTGGAAAGTTAAACGACGGAATGTTAACCAGCACGGTTTCATCCGTAAAGGTCAGAGGGTCCCCAAGGTCAGAAGCGAATACTTGAGTGCCGTTGGCCACCCAAAGGCGATTGCCGCTCCAAGCCATCCACAGGCCCAAACGGGTCTGATTGTAGCCATCCACGTAGATTGTGTTACCTTGGTCATCCGTCTTCCATTTCTTGACCGGATTAAGGCTACCAGCGGCTACGCCATCCCAGTAACAAGCACGGCTAACACCATCCTGCATGATCAAGATGTTTTGTGGAGCCGTAACCCACACTCGACCATTTTGCAGGGTGGAAGTGCGAACCGTGTTAACCGCGCAAATTTGATCTGCTTGGCGGCTAAATTGGATTTGAGTGATCAAAACTGGGTTATTAACCGTGCCGTCAGGATTGATATTGCAGTAGAAAACGGCTCCAGACACGCCAAACAGCAATTGGGGATTGCCGTTGGTAGGCTGAAAGAACGTAAAGAACTGCGGGTAAACGTCAGGTGTACCATTATTGAACCACCAGTTGTAGAAATCGCCGCTAGACGAATTGTACATCAAGGATAGCACGCTATCAAACCCCGGACGGGTCTGCCAAATGCCACCCTTGTTAACGGAATTCTCAGCCCAGCGCACCTGAGTATCGCCCACAAACTGAGGGTCAACGTAGCTATTCACCCCATCGGTGAAGCCAATGACATCCTTATAGGTTCTGGTTTGTGGGACTGTATGCGCCATGGTTCATTAAGGATTAACGGTAGTCAGTTGCACCCATGCCGTAGCCGGGTTCAATCTGTAGCTTAAAGGTAGCTGGACCGTCCTCAATGAGCAAGCGTTCAAGAAGGAGCTTAATGGCTTTGTCTTCGTATGCTTGAGCAATATCAAGATTGTTTGTCTCAAAGAGGCGAATGGATTTGAGCAGGAAGATCAGAGCGGCTTTAGAAGGCAGCGGGATGATGTCGGTATCGTTAACAAAACGAATCTCACTGCGACGATACTTGATGCGAACCCATTTGCAGTTTGCATTGACGCGAATGCGACGGTACTGCGGTTGTGTTTCTGATGGGGCGTAATAACCGATTGTGCGACCATTGGCTTGATTGGTGCCGGGAAACCCAATCAGCTTAACGTAACCCTGTGTAACTGGTTTATCGACACGGGTAATGCGTTTGAACTGGGTAGCAGCCGAATCAATAGCCGCATAGCCGTTAAGCAGCGGGATTTGAACGCTAACAAACTTTTCATTGTAATTAGAGTCCATCGTATCGCCGTAAACCGTAATCGAAAGATTGCCCAAGCCATCGGCAGGATTCTCAACAATAGCGGCAAGATAAGACCATTCCTTGAGGTCTTGGAAGGTAGCGGATAGCCCACGGTCATCCCAAACGTAACCCGAATCACCCCCTGCACCCATTCCGTAAATGCCGCCACCACCTTGTTCAGTGCCGGGGCCATTAATGTGATATTGGAACCACGAATTGCGGAATTGAGCAGGGAATCCACCCACGTTGGTCGCAAGGATAACGCCCACTTCGCTGGGCAGCGTAACAACGCCGCAACCATCGGAGCAAACATCCATGGTGCCCAAGTAGGGGTTCCAATTGGCTTTCCACGTAGCTAACTCAATAGCACGCTGGATGTAGTCAATGATAGCACTGCGGTCATCAATGCCGAGAACGTCGCGGCTTTTCGATGAAGCAATGATTTCACCAAGGGTGGGGTAGCCCAGTAGGGCCTGTCCGTGGGTTAGCATGGTTATTCGTTGTCGTCTTCGTCATCCTCTTCGGATTTCTTGGAGTTGGACTTCTTGATCATCTTATCAACAACATCGCCCATGTCGCCTTCTGATTCGTAATCATCAGGCATACAAATGGTGTGAATTTCTAACTCAACCGAGGTGGTTGTTTTTCCGTTTTGGTCAGTGCTTACATTGATGCTACGACGTTTAAAGTCGATTAGCACGCAACCTTCTTCGGGAATGCCTTCCAAGCCTTCAACGTCGCTAATGTAAAAAGATGGGTAGTATTTCTTTTTTTTGACCTTAGGCTCGGATTTAGTAGCAGGAGCAAGTTCGCCAATCTCAACGGTCTTGCCAAGTTCAATGTGGATAGGGAATTTCTTCTCGCGTTCTGATTCAGTCATGGTAGTAATTAGTTAATGAAACCGGGGGATGTGATGGTGTAGGAAGGAAGGTTAAACACAACGCATTGTGCTCCAATGAGCAATTGCTGGTTTCCCTTGAGATACAAGCTCAAACCTTGAGTAATATCCAGCGTGGCCCAAATGCTGTAGCTCTCAACGGTTCCGTAAACAACATTGCCGACATTGCGGGTCAATTTGGCAAAAGGAATGGCTTTAAGTCCAATTTCGCCTTCACCAATGTTCTGAGTGATGAATAGGTCGCCAGAAGTATCGCCGCCATTGGCATTCCAAGCCACTTGAATTTCAAAATGGAACAAGTAGGTGCCGCTATTAAATGGAACGGCTCCAAAATTGATGATCTTCTCGGTGGTTAGAGCGTTAAGGGCATCCGCATAAGGATAGGTGGGACTCCAATAAGCTCCAGTAAAGAAAGCAAGCGGATTGGAATCACCAGCAATACCCGTAGGGCCTGTAGAACCAGTAATGCCGCGCAAACCTTGCGGTCCTTGGCTACCAGTAACACCAGTAGGCCCTTGAACACCCGTAGAACCACGATTGCCCTGTGGGCCGCTAGGACCTGCTGGGCCTGTAGCGCCTTGTGGTCCAGCCACAACCGTTGTAACCGGAACCGGAGGCTGGCAAATCATGCTAACATCAGAGCAGCATCCAGTTGTGCCAGATGAGCTTGGTTCAGGAGGGTTGCAGGTAGAGCAGGACATGGGGAAATGGTATCAGTTTGAAGGATTTAGGGCAATTAAACCAAATTTAGTTGTTATGTGTAGTTGTTAAATACTTGGTTTCCGCTTCCTTGATCATAAACAACGGTTCCGCCCGGAGAACCGGGGTATCCATTGGGTCCTCCGTTATCACTTGAAAATGTTTTGTTGCCCGATGCTATACATTGAGTTGTTGTGTCTTGCAACCAAATCCCCGTAGCGCAACCAACAAGAATATTATTGGTTATGATGTGACCAGCTGTACCTTGGAAAACCATTCCATTTCCATTACCAGTACGAATCCAGTTGTTGTGAACAAAGCTAAAATGACTGTCATCGTTAATATCAATACCTATAAAAGAACTGTCTCCGTTATCTCCGAAAAACAAACAATCATGAACGTACACTCGTTTTATTTTCCGAATGAAAATTGATCTATATTTATTAGAACCATGAGTGTTAGAAACACAAATGTGTTCTTGCGTAGAGGCAGGAGATGCATATAATCCGTAATCTCCTAGCAACGTACAATTATCAATAACTGTACCTTCTAAATTTCCTGATATGTATATGCATTTATCAAGACAGTAAAAATCGCACGCTATAAATCTGGTAGGATTGGATTCAGCAGTACCGCACGGAGCCGCTGAACCTGAGGTAGCTAATTCAACACCATTGGCTCCAGCAAAAGTTATTGGAGGTATGCAATCTGGCGAAGCACATGAATTTTTACCGCGAAAATTGCAATTTGTTAATTTAGCATTCCAAGCATTTGTTATTTTAAGTTGAGTTGCGTAATAAGCACTACCATAATAATCAGTTTGCGGATTTATTGTTATTCCACGAACTTCTAAAGATTGAAAAGTGTTAGCACACGTTGCCGCCCAGCTTAAATTTATTCCTATAGCTGAAGTAGCCCCTGTGGTTTCAACGGCAACGCTAAAATCAGCCAGCAATAAACTGCACTGACATCCTTCTGTTTTGGCAAATCCAAGTCTTAGTAATCCTGAATCACTATATCCTGAAAGGACAGAGACGCCTTGCCCGTCTCCCATAATTGTAAGACTCTTTGGAAGCGCAATTGAATCGTTGTAAACCAGACTATTTAATCGGTATCGGCCAGCAGGGAAATAAACGCATCCTCCCGTAAAAAGAGAAACAGCGGCATCCATTGCTTTTTGAAATGCCGCTGAATCATCGTTTGTTCCATCACCTCTGGCTCCAAAATCCCGGACATTTAATTTCGGGAAAGTGCTTCCAGTTATGTATTGAACAGAAATATCAGATTCATTAGCGCCCCATGACTGAAACAGAAATTGCATTGTTTGCGCGGGTCCAATAACTGTCGGCAATGTTCCGTTAGTTTTCCAAGTGCCAGCTTGGGACCAAGTAATGGTTAAATTTCCGCCCGTGCTATTGTAAAGCTCAAGCACAGAAAAAGCGGTATTAGCCCTGTTAGAAGTACCTGCAACAGTTAAGTTAATTGTTAGCGGTATTCGGTTTCGGGCCACCGAAATATCTAAGGTTATAGAACCTCCAGATGGATAATTAAGCTCTGGAACAAGTTTTAGTTGAGTAATTTGTGCAATTGATAACGTTGCATTACCTCCTTGAACAACAACATCGCTTGCCAAAATTCCGCTATCCTTGACCGTTGAGGAATTAACAAACGAAACTAGGTGATCAAGCGTAACTGCGGTGCTTACAGTGAATCCGGGGCCAGTTGGTCCTGTTGTCCCTTGCGGGCCTTGGGAACCCGTGACACCTGTAACACCTTGCGGTCCCTGTACACCAGTTTGACCTACAGGACCAGTTTGTCCCACTGGGCCTGTTTGCCCAACATTGCCTTGAATACCAGTTGCACCCTGAACTCCAGTTTGACCAGTCAATCCAGTAGCTCCTTGAATACCCTGTAATCCCGTTGGACCAGTTGAACCTTGTATGCCTTGCGGTCCGGTTTGTCCAGTTAATCCCTGCACTCCAGTAGCTCCGGTAATACCTTGATTTCCTTGTGCGCCCGTAGCGCCTTGAATTCCTTGGGAACCAGTAACTCCAGTAGCTCCAGTAACTCCAGCTCCAGTGGCTCCAGTTGTTCCTTGTATTCCGGTTGCTCCTTGAATACCTTGCAGACCAGTAGGCCCTTGAATACCTTGAATACCCGTAGGTCCGGTAGAACCTTGTATTCCGGTTTGACCCGTCAATCCTGTTGGGCCTTGAATACCAGTAGGACCAGTGGTTCCTTGCAATCCCGTTGAACCTTGTGAACCTGTTGGTCCAGTTACTCCAGTTGGTCCAGTAATGCCTTGAAAACCTTGTACTCCGGTAGCTCCCGTAGCGCCGGGAACAGTGCTTGCAGCGCCAGTAGGGCCAACAGGTCCTGTGGAACCTACGTTTCCTACTGGACCAGATGCGCCCGTAGGCCCAGTAGAACCTAATGAACCCGTAGGTCCGCTGGGTCCTGTTGCGCCAATTGTGGCAGCGGGACCGGGGGGACCTTCAGCGCCTGTCGCTCCAACTGGACCAGTAGCTCCATTATTTCCACCGGGACCAGTAGCTCCCGTAGGACCTTGAGGTCCACCAGCAGGACCGGGATCGCCAGCTCGTCCAGACGCACCAGTAGCTCCTACTGGCCCAGTCGCTCCCGTTGCTCCCAGTGTGCTTTCTGGAGTTTGAGTAATTGGTTGCTGAACAAAATTGAAGGTGTCGTTGGCCACAGGTTAAATTAGGGATTAAAAGTTATCGTTACATTAACATTTTCAGAGGTTGCTTGAGAACCATTATCATCAGTTACCGTACAAGTCCACAACGCATTGTAAACACCGGATTCGTTAGTGGTTAGAGCAAAAACCACGTTATCTGCCGTCAAGCTACTGATGCCGTTAAAGTCCCCTTCAATGAAATTCCACTGATACGTGTAGGGCAGTTTGCCGCCATCGGCTGAAACAATGATGTTATTGGTGTTGGCGCTTGTCGGGAACTCGTAGGTTTGCGTTTCTGCTGTGGCTACGTTGGTATTGAGGCTAACAATTATGTTAACCTCTTGGCTTGCAATAGAAACAACATTTAATGCACGCATACATCAGGAAGTCCATGCAGCTACAATCCCGCTATTGGCATTAGACCAAGCAAATAGGGCCAAAAGACCCGTGGAGTTTGCCGCTAGGCTAGTAGGCACGGTTCCATTTGGAAACCATTTCCAATCAATTGGAAACGTTAGGTTTCTTCCGGTTCCGTCAGTATCTATTCGCACTAGCAATGATTGCCCCTCTGTAATTCCAGTAAGCTGAATATCAACGTCGCCTAGAATATTCAGGTATTGATTGTCGCCATCAGCCATATCAATGACCGTTGTTGCAGCATAAGTAGCTGTATATACTCTGCTTATATACCTATCTGCTGTAATCTTTTCAGGAGCTTGCAGGTTGGTTGGTAGTCCAAGTGTATATGTAGCCCCAGTTGGAACAGCGGTAATTTGATTTGCGGTCCCGTAAATGCTAGGGGTGGCACCAGTAGCTCCAACCGCTCCACTAGCCCCTGTTGGGCCTGTAGGGCCATTGGCGGGGCCAGTAGGACCCATTGGTCCCGTAGCTCCACTAGGACCTGTAGGACCAGTTGGACCAGATATACCCGTTGGTCCAGCTACGCCAGTAGCACCACTAGGTCCAGTAGGCCCTGTAGGGCCATTGGCTGGTCCTGTAGGGCCAACAGGTCCTGTAGCTCCAGTTACCCCTGTTTCACCAACTAAACCCTGTAAACCCAAACTTCCGGTAGCTCCTTGCGGTCCCGTGGGACCAGTAGAACCTATTACTCCAGTTGCTCCAGATGGTCCTGTAGGGCCTGTGGCTCCTTGAATGCCTTCAGGTCCTTGTGAGCCAATCGTGCCTTGGGGTCCAGTTGGTCCTTGAGGTCCAGTGGGTCCAGTAGCTCCGTTTACTCCAGTTGGTCCAGAAGGACCAGAAGGACCACCAGCAGGGCCAGTTGCACCCTGAGGACCAGATGCACCAGTAGGTCCCACAACTCCCTTGAAAAGGTAGGCTACTGTCGGAGGAATCATGCAACTGTGATTGTCTGCCATAAAAGTTATGATAATGGTAATTTAAGGCTGGCGCAACCGCATTGAGGCTGCTAGGTTGCGGAATATCCCAATGCGTGCTGAATTATTCATGGTAACTTACGGCAATGATTATGAGTTTGCCGAATACACCCTACGTTCAATCAAAAAGTTTGGTTTTGGTTTTGCTGGCATAACTATCGTTGTACCAACTAAAGACGAGACTAAATTTAAGGTCTTGGCCAGCAAATATGGCGTAAATCTACGCAGTTTTTTTGAGGCTCATGGTAAGGGCTTTCTCCATCATCAAGTCGTCAAATGCGAAGCTGACCTATGGTGCCCAAGGGATACCGATTTGATTGTTCACATCGACGCTGATTGCGTGTTTAAGGAACCGTTTAGCCCTGAGACATTCATGCATGAGAATAAAGTCATTCTAGTGCGCGAGCATTTCGAGGATTTCAAGCAATATGGAGCACGTTACTCATGGAAGCATAACGTAGAGTATGCGCTAGGCATCAACGTCGAATGGGAAACAATGTGTCGCCATCCCAGCGTGTTCTACAAAGACATGTATGCCAAAATGCGTGCTCGCGTTGAGGAGCGTCATCATTATCCGTTTACCCAATATGTACTCCTACAGCGAAACGAATTCCCGCAATCATTCGCGGAATTTCCAACAATCGGTGGATATGCAATCGAGTTTGAGCCTGAACGGTATCAAATGGTTAATCAGATCATTACTCCCGGCCCGTTTTACAAAGACGAGTATTGGCGGCAATTCAACATCAACCCTGTACCCCGTGACGATAAAGGTTATCCAACCGTAAAGGATGAGGTCAACATCACGTTATGGGAAAATGCTGACGGCACTCACGAAGTAAGGGGCTTAATTTCGCCCGTCCAATACTTCTGGTCGCGTAGGGGTGTTACGCCTGAGTACCGTCAGCAGCTTGAAGCTATCCTAGCTTGATCAAGGGCGCAAGCCTTTGATGTATTGCTCAATGAACGTGCTCTTGGTCGGATTGCCCGAGGCTGATTTGCACGCAGCATAGGAGAAGTGAACCATGCGGGCTTCGGCCCAACGTCCGCTGTTCCAAGGTTGCATAATGCTATCTTCCTTGAGCCAGAACTTATCCTCAATTCCGTCCAGAATAGCCCTGTCGGTAGGAATCACACTAGCGGTTGAGTAATTGAAGTTCTTGATAGCATTGGTTACATGCTGCAACGCTTCCTTGCCTGACGAAACAGCAGCCAAGGAACCATTACCAAGCAGGGTAAAGGCGTCGGGCGCGGGAACGTCGTCGCTGGTAAAAGATTGATTAGGGAACACATCGTATTCCGTCATCAACCCGCCGCCATAGTAATCAAACGCCAACCAACGAAGAATAAGGGCATTCTCCTTCTTGCGGGACGCAGTGTAGCCAAGGGTCGTCAATTGCTTCTTAATCGCAGCGTAATGGGGGTGCTTGCTGGCATCCCACTCACTGAACACGACAGGATTGTAGCCATAGGCTTTCCATGTCTTCTTCCACATCTCGATAATGCGTTCTTCTTCCGCAATGTTCGTATCGGGCGTCTTGTCGAAATAGCACGCAATGGTCTTGAGTGATTCAACAATGCTTGATGCGCCAATGTACTTCACGTATTTTTTGCGAATAGCAACAAGAGCAGACATATCCTTGACTCCATGATAAAGGTAGGGGCGTTGTCCGTTCTTATCGAGATTGTTAATGTCTGTCTCAGTAATGGTGCGGCGGTTGAAGTCCAACAAGATATTGTTGGTATCTTTGCTGATAGGCAAAACGCGAGGAGCGTGATGCGTGTCATAGCCAACTTGGGCAGGACCACCAATGATGTTCATACCACCAGCCTTTTGCCAAAAATCAGTGGAGTAGATAGCGACACCGTTGAGATGCGATTGAGTGGGATGTTGAATAATGTGCCCAACAGCGGATTTACCCGAATTGTAAGCGTCATCATACGACTCAAGCATCTTGTTAATCCATTCGGGGGACAGTGGGCAGCAATCTGCCTCAAGGTTAAGGAACGCGAAGTAGTCGGTTTGCCACTCGCGGTTGTACATTCTTTCGAGCAGGTCATAAAACATTTCATTGGGTCCAAAAGGATACCCAGCAGCGTTCATGCGACGGCATTTAAGCTCATGGACTTTACTGAATTTATCAGCCAATCGGTCCTTGAGCGCATTGGTCATTTGCTCTGCGTCAAAACGACGATGGAAAGCAAAGTCCACCATGTCATTAAACTTGGGTTCAAGGTCAGCAATGAGTTCAGCAACGGCTTTTGCCATCTCACGATCACCGTTCCAGTAATTGAGAACGATAAGGAATTTACGTTTTTTCTTTTCGGTATTCATCAGAATTGCGGCAGATATGCCTTTTTAGTGTTTGTGTTGTGATAGCAGTAACCCATTTCCCCCATGTGAATGGGCATGACGGCATAATCAACGTATGTCGAGTGATCAACCTTTTTGGCTTTGATGCAGAAAGAGGCATCTTCCGAGTGCTCTTCGCTAATGTGATTAAAGAAACGGTACTTGTAACCGAATTTGTTAACAAAGCCTGAATCTTCAATCAACAGGTCGGGAATCTTGGCAATCATGTCCAAGAAAACTTGGCGATGTACAAGCGTGCAGCCAAAACCAACCCAGCCAACCTGATTAACAAAATTACGAGGTCCGTTATGAGCCGCATCATTGATTTGGTTAGATTGATAAGCCTCTTGGAATTGTGCAACACCGTTAGGATTACGCCCAAAGTAACATCCACCAACCAATGAACGTCCGGTTTGAATCAAACGTGCAATGGGGTTGATGTTAACGTATTCGGCGGGGAACGATGGGTTGTTCGATATGCGGCGATAGTAATCAACATCCCCGTGAGGAATGATCGTGTCGTCATCCAGCCAGAACGAGTATTCGCATCCGCTGTCCAAGAACTTTTGAGCGCAGAAATTGCGGGCGCGAACAATCGAGGTGTCGTTACTGGTGTAGAACTGCATCTTTTCGCGCTCGTAAAGCGTAGCAAAAGACTTGAGCACACCAGCATGGATAGGACGATTGGTGGGCATCAGAATGCACACTCGTTTACCAGCTTCAAATTGGTAGGGCGCAATTGGCTCCGAAGCAGCCATTACGTCACCAAACAAAGCAGGGTCTTTGTTAATTAAAGCCTGAATATCCTCAAGGGATGGGTTCTTAGACCCACCCCATTGAGCTACGATATTCGACGGTTTGCCAGTAAGCTCCGCTGTAGCTGGAATGCCATGTTTAGTGACAAACTCAGTAACGGATTTTTTAATGTTGATCATTAGCTGGAGCGGTTAGCTAAGGCTTCCTGAGTCATGTTATCGAGAATGTCGTCAAACCCATCGCCAATGCTCACTTCTTTAGCTTGAGAAGCGCGAGGGGACACAGTTCCAACGCTACGGGTAGCAGACCCAGCTTTCTTCATGCTCGCTACTTGGCTGCGTAGTGTTTCGATTTCCTTTTGGGCGTCAGATAGACGACTCTTGAGAGCAGGGGCAACATGATCACGATATAAAATACCGATTCGGGCAGCAATTTGTGCATCGAGAGGATTGGAGGTTTCTTTCTTGATGGATTCTGCGTACTTCAACGCTGTTTCATTGAATTGCTTGATGGAATCTTCCTTTTGCTTACGGATAGCAGGAGCATCATTGTCGTTAACATCGGATGGTTTCTTTAGGAAATCCCATTGTCCGATATGCGTCTCAAATTCTTTATTGAGCCTTTGCGTGGCCATTTCAACCGAGTTCTTTTGTTCTTCCTCGGTTTTCTTGGTGCGTTCTTCAAAACCGGATTTCCAGCTTTCGATTTCACGCTCCTTGTCCTTAGAAAGGCGCATATTTTCGCGCAAAGATTCACGAATGCGTTCAGCAGTGTCAGGGTCAGGTTCATATTGTTTACCATCCGCTCCCTTTCCGGTTTCAAGCGTGTCGAGGTATTGTTTAAGGGATGAAAGACTGACGCCCTTCTTTTTGATTTCAGCAGCGTGCGCCTCCGGTAGGCCAGCATCGGTCAGCGTCTTAATAATGCTCTCGTTATTCTTAGAGATAACGCTGTCGTACTTATTGATAATCGCGGGGTCAGCATTCGCATCAAACTGACGGACTTTATCGCGGAGCTGTTGAATCTCTTGCTCAACTTCTTTTGGAACGCTTTGAGTCGTCTTCTTGAGTTCTTCGATCTGCTTGCGGGTTTCCTCAAGTTCCTTCGATACCTTTTCGCGTTCAGCACGTTCCTTGGATGCAAGGTTCTTAACTTCGGCAAACAACTGTTTGGTCTTTGGCGAAGTATGCTGACCAAGTTTGGACTCAATATCAGCAATTTCTTTTGGAGTCTCTTCCTTTACTTCTTCTTTTACATCTTCCTTGGCGGCGGGTTCTTCTTTGACCACTTCCGCAGCGTCTTTGGGTTCTTCTTCCTTTGGAGTTTCATCTTCATCCTTATCTTCAACTGTTGCGTTTTTCGTATCAATTGGTGCTTTTTCCGCAACAACTGTTTCTTCCGCAGGTTTTGCTTCTTGAGCAGCACTAAACGCCTTGTCCACGATTGAATCAAAATCAACGGGGCTAAAAGGTTCGTTAGATTGCCGCTGTCCTACTCCCAGTTCTTCGGGAGAGGCTTGGTCGCCTTGATCAACAGGAGTTTCCTCCGCTACTTGCTTTTCATCAATTTCATCAACGGGTGTATCCATAAGGTATTAACACACCTTATCATACTGAAAAGCACCGTCAAGCGTATTTTAGTCCTTCGGGTCAAATAAAACGTGGTCCGCTGGCAGTTGTTGCTGCACCGGACTCTCATGAACGATATTCATGAAATCATTCAACGCCATTTCATAACCCTCTCGCAGTTTAGCTTGGGCGGCAATGGTGCTAATGTCACTAACGCTGGCTGCGTATTCGGGTAAACGATTACGCATTACAGCGAGAAGTTCCTTAACTGGAACCGTCTCTAGGGTTTTGAGCAAATCGGCTTTTAAGCCATCGTTAACGTAGTATTTCTTGTTCATTCAACTCCGGGTGGGCGATAATATGCGCGTTTTTGACGATCTTTAATCTCATTGGGGGCAAACGTGCCCTGTTCTTGAGCCAAAGCGGCTTGAATAGATTGAACATCAGGTCCACCTTGCTTAACTCCAGCCTCAGGAGATTGCGGAGGAGCCATTACGCCCTTGCCCTCGCCATTAATAGGCTGCATAGGGGCATCAGCAATCGCTTTAACGGCTTCTGGTGAGCCTCCCATGGCTGCGGTATTGGTAATGGCGCGAGCTTGCTCACGAATTTGAACCGCTTGAGTAAACTGAACCTTGAACCGCTTGTAAAAGTCATTCATCTCACGGAATTGCGGATTTTGAGCAGGATTACCGGATGCAAGATACATGGACAAGTGTTCAGCAAAGTGATTAACCAAGTGCTGAGTCTGTTGCAGAACGGAGTCATCTGTGTCTAATTGGCTAATAGCCTGACCAGCCTTCATGAGCATTTCCATACAGACTTGTGCATGAATCATGTGGTTGTCGCGTGGCGACACCGGAACAGGCATATTCAAGGACTTGATGACCGTAACTTCTTGTTGCTGCATACGGGTAGCTTCCGCAGTAACAGTCTGGTCAACATTTTGAATAACAAGGGCCTTGGCTGCATCTGGACCCGCAAGAGCTTCGATGTTACGCGCAACCAACACACCTTGATCGACATTCGGGTTATTGGCGTACATACGACCAACGGCCAGAATTCCTTGAGCAGTGATAGCATCATCCGTATGGGCGTAACCAGATGTGGGCATATCACGCAGAATCTTGATTTCATCAACCGTAAGACCTTCGATAAACATGTTAACGAGGGTGCGAATCGGCAAAGCGGACTCATCAACTGGGTCCATCAATTTATTGATAACGCTACCAACATCATCCGGTTGAGCGCCTTCATCGCCTTGAGACATGTAGCTTTGGGTCAATTTGACATACAAGCGTTTAGCCTCACTAATGTAATCATCAGAGAATGCACGACGTTGCATGATCTGCACCATGCCAGAGAATTGATCGCGCCAACGAGCTTCGGTAATGTCTGAGTTCTCTTGTTCACGTTGTGCGTCTTGCGAGGCTTCCGTAGCCGTAACAGCAGCACCAGATTGATTGACGTTCTTGCTTACATAGGCACCAGCGGCTTGCTCCATGTAATTGATTAACCGTTGGTCAAGACTGGCGTACATCTCACCATCAGCCGAAAAACGTTGTTGATCAACGTCAATAGACTTATCCAGAACAATGAATGGAGCGTGAACAACAGGTTGCAGCTTATTGCGATTGGCTGAATCCGCTTTAAGGATAACCAAGGACGACATGTTGATGTTGTCCACCATCTTATTGCGGATACGTTCAGCAATACGCACATTGCCAATGATCATACGACCAATACCCTTGGAGCTGTGCAAGTGACCGTTGCCGGGTTGCAAGCTGTACAGGGTAACAACGTCATCAAAGCTATCAAAAATCTTCTCAGCAAAGCGAATCAGCTTACCGTTATCGCGCAGAACAATCCAAAACGACACTTTACCGTCGTATTCACGGTTCCACATCAAGTAAGTCTTGATTACGCGAGGACCACTGACCGAGTAAGTAAGACCAAGCACGCCATCACTGATAAACTCAGCGAATTTACGGAACTCAGTAACCACCATGTCTTCACGGGGGTTCTTAATCTCGGATTTATTAGCAGCTAGAACGCAATTCTCGATGTTGTAGCCCATTTCCTCTGCGGCTTTCTCATCGCGGAACAACTCAATGAACTCATGCAGCAAGAAATCGTGTTTGATCACGAAGAATTGAAGCTCGTTAGCGTACTGAGATGCCTCATCAGGCACATAAGCAATCTCCTGCTTGAACATACGAGGCGTCCAAGTGTAAGGGTCAAGGAAAACGGAGTAAGCGTAACCGTGAAGGACGTTCTCACGCGCCAAGGCTGGCACAAAACTGGAGTATTTCTTCCAGCTTTGAATCATGCGGGTCGTGTGAATGTCAAAAAGGTCGCTCTTTTTCTTCCAATCGGGCCACGTTGTTGGAAGAGAGGAGCGGGTAAGATAAACTTGGGAGGTAATAGCGTTAACAAAACGCAGAACCTTGCGGTCCGTGATACCAGCGAGGATGCCCGTGTTGGTATTTGACTGCCAACTGTTAGCTTTTTCGATTTGATCGGTCTGCGAATACGGGGCTTGTCCCGTGTATTCCAACTCCATCATGGTTGCACGCTGGGAACGGGTCTTATTGGCCGATTCCGTCGATTTACAGAGGTTCCAAGCCTGATCTGCATTGCGGATAGAGCGTGCGTTCAGGTCAAGCTGTGGCTTGCCGTTCTCGCTTTTAAGCGGGGGTGCCTCAATAGTAACCTGCCCCGACATATTCGGGTATTTATTAGGAGGTTGGGTTGTGTCTTGAGGAGCGGAGGAAGCCATATTGGTGACTATATCAAAGATTTACGGTTTAGGCCAACGTCCGATAGGGCAATCTTCGGTGGCTAGAATAGCTTTTACGTTAACATAGCAAGTGCAGAGCGCACACTGTTCGTTTTCGTAGTAAAAACAGGTTTCACAAGCCCCAATGCGGCGATCAATAGTCCTGTTGTCCAATAAGACATTATCGTTCTTGAGGTTAGCCCAAATCAACCGCCAAACGGCCATGAATGCGGTGAACGGTGTTTTCCACTTGATGATCATGGCTTAAAGGGTAAAATCAACCAAGTATCCAAGACCTTTTTCGCTAACTACGGCGAAATCGCCACATTTAACGATAAGTTTTTTAGCCAATAGCTTATTCGCTATTTCCGAATTGGAAACGGTGATTTCTGTAACCTTGTTAAACTGTTCCAGCATCCGAATAGCGTCGGATGGAGTCAATTTGGCGCTAGGGGCCATTACAACAGCGGAAGCTGGGGCAGAATCGGGCGGTGCTGCTTGAGGCGGAATAGGCGGAAGCTGACCATCGCCCATAGGAACCGACAGGTCAATAGAAGATAACCCTCCAGCGCGTTTAGGAATCATTGGAATTTGATAGCAGTGTGAAACTGATTCTTGTGAGCTTTATCTTGGACTACAGGAACGCTGTATTCCCATTCACTCTCGACCTTTTCCTCGCCCGTTTTCTCATCCTTGGTGTGATGAATAACGTACATGCGGCCTTCGCGCTTTTCGATGCTTTCCTTAGTCATTCCACCCATCACAAACACAATGTTCTGCTTACCTTCCTTGTTGTGATAGGGGCAAAGCGACGCAACGTAGTTTGCATCGGCTTGCGTGAAAATTAAGGTGGGGGCGCAAAGAACTTGAGGACGCTCTTCGGTTTTAGTTACGTTACTCATATAAGTTTTTCTGTTTTAAGGTGCAAACCGCCAGTCTCTTCAATGAATTTATCTAAAGCCTTTTGGCCCTCTTCACCGTGCGTAACGGGATTAAGGATTTCGTACCTCTTGCCGTTTGTGTACACGATTTTAACGTGTCCTTTGACGGGCTTTCGGTTCTTGAAAGCCTCGTCATAGTTGGACAAGAAAGCCTCGCTATTTTTGGATTTCGTTCCTTCACGCGACCAAGAATCTTTGGTACGTCCAAAGGGCTTTTGATCAGGGATTTTCATTCAAAGCTGGAAAGAGCATTATTCATGTTCTTTTTGACCGTAGTAACAGGTCGGGCTTGGCGAGTACCCTTTGGCTTAATGCGTTCAGGAAGGTCCTTAATCGAACCAGATGTTTTATCGGCAAACTCTTCCGCCATCTTTGGACGTTTGGCGAAGAGGTAACGAGCTTGGGCTTTGGATTTCAGTGGCATTGTATTATGATGTTGATTGTTTTAACCAGCAGTTTTGAGGGAGGCTTTGTTTCTTCTCATCAGTTAGTTGAAAGGCAGTTTCAGGTAAATGAATCGCCGTTTTGCAATCGAATCCATTGACTGAACAACCTAGCAGGGATTCGTCAAGCGTAATTTTCCTTAACTGTCTTATTCTGATGAGAATTGTATCGGTTGCGCTCATGCAAGTCCCGCAGGACCCTCGCCAATTGCGATTAAAGGGGCATTCTAGGCATTTTGCGGCCCTTTCCGTGGCTACGTTCTGATCTACTAGCTGATAGCCCCCTTGTGGCGTATTTCGCATCGTGATAGCAGCCCAACCATTGACCTGTTTGAGCATATTGGAATTCTTCTGAATCAATACCTCTTCATTCCTTTCCACTTGGCAGTAATGCGGCCATTTTGAGCAAAAGTAGTCATCAATATCCTTTTCGGGATTGCCCACGGGTATTCCGTTCTGTGTTCGCCATGTCTCAATCTCCTTGATGAGCAAATCTAGGGTCGAAGCCCTAAGGACAACGCCTTTATCGACAGGGTAATGAAAGTTGTTAGGCGGAACTACGCCGCGATTTAGTTTCATGGTTAATCTTTGTCGTTGGCTAGTTCTTTGGGCAGTTTATTGCTAAAGCCCAAGTCTAACGCATCTCCCATTTTAATGCTAAAGCTATTTGCTAGGGCGGATAGCGGTGGGTCTTCCGGTTCAGCCAAAGTATCGACCGATTTGGGCTTAATGCCGCCAGCTATGCGAGCGCACTGAACCAGCATCGTAAATGCATCAGCCCGGTCAGGACTTTTGTTTCCACGACTCTTATACGAGTCCTTACTTTCAACCTGTAGAAGTTTTCCACGACCAGCGGGTGAACCCCCGCGACGATCAATAAGCTCCTGAATAGTTTCAGTATCCACGCCAGCACCAAGTTTGATGTATTCATATTCAAAAAACCTTCCCGTGGCATACCAGACCTCGGACCTGATGCCGTCATACAATTCTTTGGGCGTTTTGGTATCTTCCTCGCAGATAAGGAACTCGGTAGCTGACTCAGAGTAGTTGATTCCCATGATGGGAGCGGCTTCAACCGTCTTGGTCGCTTTAACACCTGTCACTTTCTGATGCCATTGCCTACGGATGCTATCGTGAACACCTTGTCCAACACCTGTGCGGTCAATAGCAAAGAATTCAGGCTCCACATCAAGGTCCTTGAGGCGGGACATGGTTTCATCTGCCAGTTCTTGAGTGTCACCGCGAGGCAGGATGCCGATAGCATCAATTTGTAGGCGCATTCCCGGCGTTTCTAGCTCATGTCTCTCGCCGTGGCTATCTCGCCATGCCACAGCATGTCCAACGCGCCCTGTGCTCATTGCTGGCAAGTCTCCGGTGAACGCTGGGTCAAGGGCAGCTACGGTTTCGGTAGCAGAATCAAATATCCATTCGCCATGCGAGCGGTCGAGCCAATGCTTTTGAACAATAGCTGTCTTGTTGCCGCGAGGCGGGAACATTCCATAGACCTCGGACCACATCATTGGGTGATCAGGGTCGCCATTGTACTGACGCAGCTTCATCTTGTAGCCATTCCATGTGAAGAAACGCTTATACACATCTTTACGGTGTATTACGTTCTCTGATTTCATGGCATTGAGTCGAACACAAGCCCAACCTGTAGTTGAAATCCAAGTATCAGTTGGAGAATCAATGGTTTGTATGTTTTCCCAACCATCTTCTGGCGTGCAATTCTTTCCGTACTCAGAATGCGGGTCTTTAGGATTCGCAGCCATTACAATCTTGGTGTGCTCCATGTCCCCTTCCTCCATTGAGGAGTAAAGATTAGGGATTTCTTGAAAAGCGTTGGTCGGAACCTCTTGAGCTTCGTCAATAAGCAACCGCGAGCGCGACGATGTTCCAAACAGAGGATGATGGGGGCGCGGTTTAATCTTAGCGCCCTTAATTGCTCCCGTAGCCTCATGCCCGCGAGCAATCGTTAAAATAAATATGCCCATACCACCACGCTTACCTTGTTCCGTAGCAATAGATTCGGTATCGGCTTTTCCCGGCAACGGAATTACGGCATTGGTGTATAGCCGCTGCATATCGCCAAACAAATTCTTCTTAACGTGCTCTTCCTTGGTGGACATTACGCGCACCAGCGTCCAGTCAGGGTCAAGAATCCAATCCAACAGCATCCAAGCTGACGCTGAATACGTTTTGCCCATGGACGCAGCGCCAAGAATGTTAACGATATGGTTTTTCTTGATACCATCCCACACCATTCGCACGGAACGAGGTTCATGCGTAAAAGTTTCTGGTCCCCAAAGGATAGTTGCGGCGGATTCATAGTCGCGGCGCAGTAGATACATGCGTAGATACGCACTGGCGATTCCGTAAAGGTCCTGTTCAGTTGTTAGCTGAATCTTCTTATCCGTTTGGGCAATAATCTGTTTAAATTCCTCGTCTTGAAGAATTAAAATCACTGCTTCCGTTAAATCCTGAAACCTATTTGTGTTGTGAACGTCTTTTGCTCGTTCAAGAATAAGATTTAACTCGCTCAGGTGCTTTTTCTTTTCGGGTGTCATGCAGCAAGGACTTCTTTCTTAGGTTTACGACCACGCCCACCAGCTTTCCACGGATTGCAACGGTTGCGATTGCGGGCACGCTCTGTTTCTTGCGTTTGGCAAGCGTCGCAGCGTTGCGAATACAGGTTTCTCTTGGCACCGCAGCACACGCATTTGCCTTCGGCTAATCTTTTGTTCTGCCAACGGCGCTGGCGCGTCATTTTATCTGACACTACTACGATTTGTACGTCTTCGGTGTTCATGCGATTACACTTCCATTGCTTTAATTTCTTTTTCGGCTTTGCCGTTCTGGATATTTAGCAATAAAACATTCAGTTTGGTTAATTTATTCAAATCTTCTGATGTCGATTGCGTATTTAGCGTCTTGTTGTTGAGCACAAGCCCAATTCCTTGAGCACCTTGAGCCATTTTCATAAATCCATCCATGGCTTGGTTCATCAAAAACACTTTTTCCTCCAAAAGTTTAGCCCGTTTTGGATAACTCTTGATATTTCCGTGGTCGTCTTTGGTTAATTCATCCTCTGGAACGTCTTTTGGCTCAATCGGAAGGTCAGCAATCTTGTTAATTACCTCAAGATACACGGCTGATGCCTTAGTAATTGCCAAATCTGCGCTTTCGACAATGCGCTCATCGACTTTCTTGGCAGTGTTAAGACGTTTTTCGTTCTGAACTGTGCTAACAATCGACTTTTGTTGCAGTCGCATTTGCTCCCAGCCCTTATTTTGAGCATACCGCAGTAGGGCGGCGGGTTCCATGCGGAGTTCTCGCGCAATCGTGACAATGGTTGGTTGTCGCGGGTCGTGCATGAACATGTCAAAAGCCTGAATGAACAGCTCTGACTTTTCTTCCGGTGTCCTGAGTTTCTTTGGGTATGGTCCCTCAGGAATTTGATCGGTAATGGTTTCGGTGTTAACTTCGGGCATCTTGGTCGTCGTTGAGTTGAGCCGCAGAGTTTAGCACGTTTGTCGCCCAGTCAACCACATTAATCCCAAGTTTTTGTGCAGCTCTCCCATATTGTAGGATACGTGACTTGGGAACAAGGACATTGAATTTATATTTCCATCCCCAATCCATGTAGATGTGGTGTCTGTTTTGAACGTAGCTAAAGCGTCTGTTTAAGGCTTCGCGTGAAATGCCATACTTTGCGCTGATGTCATCTGCTTTCATGCCGTTGATAAAGTCGGCGTAGATAGGATCGTACTTCTTAGCGTGATTTTCGCGCCAGCGTTTAAGGCTGCGTAACTTTTTGGTAAGCCTACGTTTGTCAGCACTGGCTTTGGCTGCTGCCTTGAGCTGTAGGTACTTGGCGTCGGTGATGTTCTTTTTGCGGTGTTCTTTTTTGTCGGTCACACCCATCTTTGTCAGGATTTCGGCTATGGTAAGACGCCCAACCTTGGCTTTCTTTCCGATTTGTTCCATGGACATGTTCTTGTTCACGTACATCTCATAGATGTCGTAACAATCGTACTCACCGCTACCTATGATACGGAATTCGTTCTTAAAATCTTTGCGGCGAAAGCCCATAGCGTAGGACATCCACTTAGCCTTGCGCGGAGTGACGGGCAAGCCCTGCACTGCTGCGGTTGGCGGCACGCCCTGCATCAGTCGGCTAAGGATAAGGTCGCGGTACTTACCAATGAATGGCTTGGTGTAGTACACGATGCTAAAATCGTAGTCGGGTACGGCTGGCCCCGGCGCGAGTGTGTCTATGCCTTTCATGAAAAATTTTTTTACGGGATACTCCCATGTGTCAAGCACATAAACAAGTAAGGGTTTCCTGACTTGCAATTGGCCGCTATGTTATCATGCAATTGGACGCATGATTTATGTCGGTCACATGTTTCGTTGGCAACCGGAGCGCGAGACGCTGCTGTTTGTTGCTCGGCGTTGGGATTACATGTGGTGTCGGATGTGGTCGGACAAGTCCTTCGCGGAAATGTCGGAGTACATGAATGCCATGCGGGGACGGACGTGGCTTTGGTGTCAGGACGGTAACAGTCTGCCCTACTATTTACTAACCCCTGAGTACCGCAAACGTGCCCTGCACTTGGGGGCCATCATACGGGACTGGGACAATCCCCAGCTACCAAAGGGCGTCGTTAAAACCTATCGTGCAAAAAGATACATCGAAAAAGAACAAGAGAATTTCTCCTTTCAGCAAGAAACGAAAGGAGGCACTGTCCCGGTATTATGTACTGAGGAAGATTTACTTACAACAGAAGCCCTACTGCGAAATACCAGCCAAGATGCCGGGGCTGATCGGACGTTGCACTCGCCGTTCGACGCAGATTCACCACACCAAACGCCGTGGGCCGTTTCTAAATGACGTTACCACATGGATGGGATGCTGTAACGAATGCCACCGTTTTGTGGAGACTCATGCCAACCTAGCCCGTGTTGCGGGCGTAATTATTGATGAACGCAGACCACTTATTAAACCATTTACCGAAGATGATTACACAGGCTAAGTACCACATACAGCGTTACGGTCCAGTGGGTTGGATTGATATTGAAATCACCCGTGACATTGAAAGCGCTATGAAGTTTTTCGATGAGCTGCGCGGCAAGATGGCCGATACCCGTTACCGCATTCAATTGATTGCCACCCTAACCGATACTGACCCTACCTACTAACTATGAAACCGTTTATCCTTTTCCCGTTCATGGTCTTTGGCCTGATCATCGGCTACGTTTACTACGGCATCCGTATCGGCATACAATGGGCGCATGACAGCATCGTAGCCATCAAACCATCAAACAACAATGAGTCTTAAATACGTCCGTTTGTTGCTCCAGCACAATCACTACGATCTTGTCGTTCCCGCTGAGGAGCTTGAAATCTTTGAGCAAATACTGCACAAGACCTTATCCGTTGCTGCGGAATCGGAGCATCACAACCTTGTCTGCGATCTTGGTACGGCGAATTGCGATTTAAAGTTCAAAGCACGGCATTTGACGGGCTGGGTGGTCAAAGATACCCACTTCGATACCAAAGTGTCTTAAAACGCAAAGGACGGCGTTGTAGGGGCATCAGGGTAAGTGTATCTTATCGCATAACAACTTTGTTATCTTGTAAGAGACAACTTTGTTATTCAGTCATAACACGCAGAGTAATGCAAGTTATACCATGCTTTAAATCAAAAAAAGCAAGTTAAAGCTTACTATGCTTGGTATTAAACCTATACACGTTGCCTGAACCTGTAAAGAAACAGGGCCATTTCTACCTACGTCACTCATACAATTAAAGAGACGGGGGGTACTGTCATACATATAATTAAATGGGATTGGTGTGTCTCTGGTGGGAGTG